TACAACGCAATCGTATCAGTTGATTGCTCCATTACCTTGAAGTGGGCCTCAATGGCCTCATCTAGATAACTACTGAACGCCTCCCATTGGCGGTTGTTGCCCACCCACGGCTTGAGGCGGCTGAGTATTTGCTGTCTGTCCATTTGCACTAAATCCTTGTTCACCCGGTGTAGGAGCCTGTCCTACGCCTATTGTACCGCCACCAGCACCACTGGTATCCATAGCGTCGGCACCAGCCGGTGCTGGCGTTCCTAGCGGCTGATCAAGCGGTGATTGGAACTGCTTCATCATCTCCGCTTGCAGGGCGGCTTCGTTCATATTGTTGGTTACTTTGTCGGGATCAAGGTCGAGAGATTTTGCGATTTCACGAATTACATATTGGAACTTCGCATAGGGAGCCAGTACAGGATTGCTGGCAATATTGAGGAACTGCATGAGCCGCTGGCTACGTACCTCGTTTGCCATCAGACTTTCAGTACCACGTGCCTTGACCTCCAGATCACCCTTGATATCAGGATCGAAGTCAAACTGCATGTTAAACCGGAAGAAGCCCTCACCCAGCGGACGTAGCAGATAGTCGTCAACATTCTTAATGACAGTCTTGATGCTACCAGCAGCAGCACCCATTAACATGGAGATGCCGCTGGCAGTACGGCCAACACCTGTCACGCCAGTCTGGCCGTGAGCGAATGATGGGAAGCCCGTGCTTTCATCAGCAAGCTGCCGTGCCTTGTCGAACAGCATCATGTTCTCTTGCGACACATTCGGGAACTTTGTACCGAAGATAGCTTGACCCGGTGCGCCACCCTGACGGCGGAACACCTTGCCCGGATACAGTGACAGGTCTTGTCCCGGCACCAGATTGGTCTCGTCCACTTCTACAATCAGATTGCCCGACAGTACAGCGTTGTCCACGGCCATACGCATAAAGCCGTTCATCAGCGTTTGCGTATCGTCCATGTTCTCTGCAATGCCCACACCAAAGAAGCTGTAAGGGTTCATTTCATACGGAGCAGCTACATATGGAATTTTAGCTGGCTTGAATGGGTTTAGAACCATGCGCAGGAGTTTGTTATTACAAATCCAGACGTTTGCTTGAAGTTCGTCAAAGTCCTTCAGTTCTTCAGGAATGTCTACGCCGTTCTCCTCAAGCATCTCGACATCACACATGCCCCAATACTCAAGCACCTCAAACCGGTCAATGCCATGCTCCGGTGCGTAGTCAGACAGATCGTCTTCCCAATACTTCTTGTCGTAGTTCTCACCAAAGCCGATAGCTTCGTCAATTACCTGACTACGGAAATACGGACGCTTCTTCAGATTACGAAGCTGGGAGCGAGACATCTTGTGACGTTCAATTACAAACTGCGCCTCGTCAATGTTATTAGCGTCTGGGTCAGGATAGAAGTTCCACACAGATACGTGATTGACCTGCGGTACAGTCTTGAACATAGGATCGTACCCGCCGTCATCATCCCAATTAGGATACTCTTTGTCGGCAGCAAACGGGCCTTTCATAATGCCTGTGCCAAACAGTGCCATCTCAAATGCACTGCTGCGCAGATTTTTGTTGGCACCCGACTCCTCAAGCTGGTCGTGAATTTTCTTCTGCATCTTCTTAGCCGCAACCATAGCTGGACTAAACTCAATAGCAGTAGGTGTCTTACCCGGCCCTTCTTTCAGTTTATCTTCTACAGACTGTAGCTTTTCACCTAGAGGCCCAAGCTGTTCTGCCAAAGTAGTAGCAGTAGCACCCGGCGGCAGATCATTACCGTCACCGGGGAAACCGTATGGGCTGGTCAGCGCAGTGCCAGACATAAGTTGATCAGGTTCTTTGGGATCAAAGTGAACGGACTCGACTACACCCTCCGGCAGTTCAGTCGGCTCAATGGAGAGGGGAAATCTGTTGTTAGCAAACAGTACATCAACAATCTGACCATATGCCGCAAGTGTCTTAGTCTTGGTGACTTTGATAAACACACGAGACTTCTCAGCCTCAGTAAACTGGACATCCGGGCCATAGAGACCACGGTAGTTGCGGTATGCACGTAGCCACCGCTCTTCGTCCTGATAACGATAGTCTTCAGCACGTCTGTAACGCTCCATAATAAATGGAATGATGTTTGTTACATCCGCATCTTCTACAACACTATCTTCTGCGTCTTCCAGAACAACAGCGTCGTCTTCGATCATAATTTCATCATCAGCCATGTGTGTTTTCCTTAGTATCCAAATGTGGCATCCGCAACCCTCATACCTGTTGACGGCCTACCGTGCGGGTCGTAGTCGAAAATAGAGAACCGGGGTCGGGACATAATCCCATACCGGAGTGCGTCATACAGATGGTCTTCAGACTTCGTGTCAACGTCTTCTGGATTTTTCTTGTCCAGAGGGATGGCCGGTAACTGTGATACTGTATTTGTGCAGCTATTAAAGAATACAAGCCGTGGCTCCTCTGTAAACTCGTCTACCTGTAGACGCCTGTGTATCTCATTCTTACCGGCTACCCGGCTACCTTTACTACGATCTGACGGACGCCACCGACACCCTCTGCTGATCATCTGCTCCGCAAGAGAAGGGCCAGTATCGCCACGCCTGTGCCACAGACTGCTATCCAGAACACCGTACTTAATATTACCATCTTCGGCTTCCAAATCCAAAATCATATCAGCCAAGTCTGTGGCGAGTACCTTGCTAACGTAGAGTTCTCTATATACGATAAGCTGTTCATCAGGTGCGACTGCAAACCAAAGTACCCCAGTATAACTGCCGTAGCCATAGTCACATGCACGAAACTTAACCCAGTTACTAGGGATATGAAAAGGTTCGACAACATGAATATTGCGGTCAAACTCAGTAAACGCCGCACCTTCTTTGATGTCCCAATCGCCTTCAAGAAGCTGACGCCTTTGCTGTTCAGGAAGCGAGAGGAGCATGGCCTCATAGTCTCCTGCTTTCGCAAGGTATGGGTTATCAGAAAGTCTTGCCGGGATAAAGCGTCTCTTAAATAGAGATTTTCCTGCTTTGCTATGCCCAGCGGGATACTTGAGTACCTCTCCGGTTTCTGTATCTGTTGCATCGAATGTCCTGTTATATGGTGCAGGGTCGATGAACATTTTCTTGACCCAGTGATGGCCCCGGCCACCGGGGTTAGTTGTTGCTCTCATAAAGATAGGCAAGTCAGGTGCAGTGGACCGTAGACGGGATCGCATGTAGTTCCATGCATATGGTGTGGCCCATTGTGTCAACTCGTCAAAGCCTATCCAGCTAAAAGCTAGACCCTGATAACGCAAGACATCCTCATCCCTGTCTAGGTAGGACATCCACAATCTTGCGCCAGATGGCGCAGTCCACTGCATCTTTCGCTCTGACCACTTGATACCGGGCCAGATTTTTGGGTACAACTCTTGTGACTTGAAGATAAGTTCCCTCAGTTCTTCCGTCGTGTGTCGGAGCAAGAGTCCACTAAACTGTGGATGCCCCATGTAACGCAGTGGGTCAGCAAGCATAGCATATGACTTACCGCCCCCTGCACTGCCGCCGTATAGAACTTCACGTTCAGATGCGGCAAGAAATTCTGTTTGCGGCCCCGGATTAGGCTTGAAAAGTACGTTTGCATGTTCCTCGACTGCGGATGTTTCATATGAAACCTCGTTAATCTGCGGCTGCTGCTTTTGCTCCAGTTCTGGCTTGTTCGATTGCTTTCGCTTTGGAGATCGCCGTTTCCGCATACTCTGCCCACTTGCGGAGGCTTTTAGCTTGGTTCTTACGCTGTCGCTCATTCGCTAACCGTTTCCTCAGTCCTACGTGTGATATGTAGCGGCCACTATTTGTACTCAGCCAGTTTGCCACCTCCCGGTAGGAATACTGATTGACGTGACTACGTGCCTTTTCTAACAAATCAAGTTCAACTTGAATAGGGTCAAGAATGTCGGGGTCTTCTTCACTCTGCTTGTACCCAAAGGGTATTGTACGTGCAATACGTGGGATTGGCACCCACTCGTTTTTATCTTTGATGTCCGTGGGCTGTGGCAGCTTCCACTTGCCTACGCTTCTAGTCATTTCTTTTTTCGATTGTCCGTGCTAGACAAAACCATGCCGCCTTTACGATAGTCGATAGAACCACCACGACTTCTCTCTAGCGTAATCTTAGCCATGTCCGATTTTGACATGCCTTCGTAGACTCGTCCCTCCGCACCCTTCTTTACAGCCATAGTATCCTCTTTACCGTCACCTTTTACGACACGACGGGTAGATGGTTTGTTCTTTTCACCCAGAATGTACCTTTCTACAAAGGTCTGCTTGCGAAGAGGAACATTAATCTTTTGACCGGCTGAAATTTTATTAGCATCTTTAATCTGCGGATTTTCTTTTTGCAGTGACTTCAGGGTGACACCCAGAATATCGGCAATACCACTAAGAGTATTACTACCTTTGCCAAACTTTCCTGCTGCTACTGAGAAAGTTTCCTTCGGCATTTTAAGTTTGCTGCTTCCGTCATCACGAAAAAACAAGCTTTTGATTTTATCACGATTACGCTGAGACATTATTCTTCATCCTCCACTGGTGCTTTAGGCGGCATAAGCATAACACCGCCGCTTGCCTCTACTTGCATCTTCTCTGTCTTTACCAAACCTACACGGTCAAGCAGTTCTTTTGCTGCACCCATCTTGTCACGAATGCCAAGTTCAGTAGGATCGTACAGTGCGCCGGTCATAGCCATTGCAGCCTTCGGTGCATTACGTGCCATGTACATCTGTGTGGCCTCAAGGATTTCTTCCTTCAAGCCCTTAACAATTTCTGTGGTTGTTGTAGCATCAGAGTAGCCAGCCATCTTCTTAGCCATTACCATGTCTCCACCGGCTTCATCAAAAAGCACGGCAAGAAACTTTTGCTGTTTTTCTGTTAGCTGTCTAGCCATTTCCACTCTTCCTCATTATAGGGCCACATTAGAATGCTCCGTTGTGCATTGCATTAGCAAGTTTTACACTACGTGATTTTACCTGATTTGCCCACCTGCTGTCAAGCATTTCTTTTGACGCTATGTCAAATTTTTTCTCGTGGATCGCATTCCACATCTTCTTAAATTTACAAAGACGAGGGACGCCCATATTAAAAGCCATATCCACAAGTACAAGCTGACGTACAGCGTCTAAATCCTCTACGCAAGGATGCGCACGGAGGAGTTCTTCTTCGACAATCTGTACGTCATTCTCTGCTAAGAGCATGGCATCTGCTTCTGTAATACCATATTCGTAAACATGGTCGATGGTTGGAATGTCCAGTTCGTCCAACTCTTCTTTCGAGATGCCACGGTCTTTTAGGTTCCTGCCAATACCGATAGTGTCAATACCAAGGGTATCTTGATACACCCGAAGGCGCAGCCCTTCGTGCTTAACCAGTTCTTCTAGTAGGTGTGCTTTACGGTATTTCATTTTTCATGTCCCATCCATACTGCGAATGCCCCGGTCATTGCGCCGGTTACAACACTCACAAGTGCAGCTTGTTGGCTCGTCGGGTCTGGTAACGTCATAAACCATTCGACTACACGCCATGCCGAAAGAGACATTCCCAGCATCATTAAACGGGGGAGTATCTTCCACTTCAGCATTCTTTCCATAGTAAGTTCTGCCACGCCTATTTCTTTCCAAAGAACTTAGTAGCT